TACTACATGCAGAAGCTCGCGGAGGTGCTTGCGAAGTAATGGACTTAATAACCCTAGATTTTGAAACGTACTACGACAAGGAGTATTCACTCAGTAAGTTAACGACTGAGGAGTACGTGCGTGATCCTAGATTTGAAGTCATCGGCATAGGAGTCAAGGTCAACAATGGACCGACCGAATGGGCATCGGGTACACATACTCAGCTTGAAAAATATTTCACAGAGTTCGACTGGTCGAACGCTATGGTACTGGCCCATAACACTCTGTTTGATGGGGCTATACTCTCTTGGCGCTTTGGTATTAGTCCTAGGGTCTATACCGATACTCTGTGCATTGCCCGTGCTTTACATGGGGTGGAAGTTGGTGGAAGTCTCAGGGCGTTATCTGAGAGATATTGCATAGGCCAGAAGGGACTGGAGGTCAACGACGCGATAGGTAAACGTCGCAACGACTTCACACCTGCCGAACTGGATAGATACGGGGACTACTGCGTCAACGACGTAGAGTTAACGTACAAGTTGTTCCACATATTCCTACAGAAAGGGTTTCCTAAAAAAGAACTACGGTTAATCGACCTGACGCTGCGTATGTTCACGGACCCCGTAGTTGATCTGGATTTGCCCCTGCTGGAAGAGCATCTGCAACGCACCCGAGATAGCAAGGATGAGTTGCTATCCCGTGCGGATGTGTCCAAAGAAGATCTAATGAGTAACCAGAAGTTCGCTGGGCTTCTGGAGGGTCTGGGTGTCGAACCTCCGTTAAAGATCTCACCTGCAACGGGGAAGGAGACGTTTGCGTTCGCGAAATCCGATGATGGGTTCACCGCCCTTGCAGAACATGACAACCCCAAGGTCCAAGCACTAGTGTCCGCGAGGTTAGGTAATAAAAGTACCCTAGAAGAGACACGGACCCAGCGGTTCATCGATATAGCAAAGCGGGGCAAGCTACCGATACCCGTGCGGTACTACGCTGCACATACCGGACGGTGGGGTGGTGACGACAAGGTGAACATACAGAACCTACCGAGTCGTGGCCCTAACGGTAAACGTCTGAAGTACAGCATCGTCGCCCCCGAAGGGCACGTTATGATCGACGCCGATTCCTCTCAGATAGAGGCACGGGTGTTGGCATGGCTGGCGGGGCAGGAGGATCTCACAGAGGCATTCGCCCGTGGCGACGATGTGTACATCGCAATGGCCTCACGGATATATAACGTACCTGAAGATGAAGTCACCAAGGAGCAACGGTTCGTCGGTAAGACAACTATCCTAGGTGCCGGGTACGGCATGGGTGCGGTACGGTTTCAGGACCAGCTAAAAACTTTCGGTACGTCCGTCAGCCTAGATGAAGCACGAAGAATTATAAATATCTACCGGGAAGCCAACTGGAAGATAAGTCAGTTCTGGCGTGACGCGCAACGGGCGTTGCAGGCTATGCACAACAACGAAAACTTCGCGTTGGCACCGAACGTACTGCAAGTGGATAGCGCCAACAGCGGGATCAAACTACCGAACCAACTACTGATACGGTACGATGATCTGCAAGCCGAGCCGAGTGAGCGAGGTGTGCAGTTCTCCTATAAAACTCGTAGGGGCCGCACCAAGATATACGGTGGCAAGGTGACGGAAAACATCTGTCAGGCGTTGGCGCGTTGCATAATCGGCGAGCAGATGTTGGAAGTGGCGAAACGGTACAAGGTCGTGCTTACAGTGCACGACTCTATCGTGTGCTGCGTGCCGGAAGATGAGATTGATGTCGCAACGAGCTACATCGAGACCGCTATGAATCGTTCCCCGGCATGGGCACTTGGACTGCCCATCACATGCGAATCGGGAATCGGAAAATCATATGGCGAAGCCGCAGACAACGCATAAGATTGCGCCGTGGTCGTACTCAAAAGCCAAGAGCTTTGAGACCTGCCCTAAGCAGTTCTACCATGAAAAAATACTACGGGAGTACCCATTCATTGAGACAGAGGCCATCCGTTACGGCAATCTGTTCCACACAGCGGCTGAAAAATTTATACGGGACGGTACGCCTATACCCGAGAAGTTCTCGTTTGCGATACCAGTTTTGGAGTCGTTGCGGGACAGGTATGGGGAGAAACATTGCGAACTAAAAATGGGGCTCACCGAAGATCTGGAGCCTTGTGGTTTCTTCGATAAAAATGTTTGGTTCCGTGGCGTCGTAGACCTGTTGATCGTGGCTGACGACAGGGCATGGGTGATCGACTACAAGACGGGGAAGAGCGCACGATACGCGGATGTAGGACAGCTAGAGCTTATGGCAATGGCTACGTTCAAACATTTCCCTACTGTCAAAAAGATTAACGCGGGGCTCTTGTTCGTAGTGAGCGATGAGTTCATACGCGAAAAATATTTCTCATTTGATGCAGACAGTCTGTGGGATAAATGGCTGACTCGCTATCAAACGATGCAAGCGGCGGCAGACAACGATGTCTGGAACCCTATACCTAGTGGGCTATGCAGGAATCACTGTCAGGTGGTCGTATGCCCTCATAACGGAAGGAACTAACAATGCGTAGGCGAGACTACAAAAAAGAATACCGGCAACAGAAGGCGCGGGGCGAACACGCTGCCCGTATGGAGCGCCAACGTGCACGTCGCAAGATAGATAAAAACGGTAAGGACGCTAACGGAAACGGGAAAGCGGATCGCCGTGAGGGCAAAGACGTATCCCATAACAAGCCGCTAAGCCGGGGCGGATCTAACGCCGATGGTGTGCGTATCACAAGCCGCAGCGCAAACCGTGCACATGGCGGGTCACTCAGTAAACCGCCGAAACGTCGCCGTAGATAATGGAAATATTCAAGAACGCAGCGGTGCTGTTGAAGCTACGGAACCCTGACCGAGTAACGGAAGTTATACCGAAGAGTAAGAAAGTAGGCGATAAGGTCGTCGTAAACTGGGGCGTAGATGAGGCTCGTGTCCTAAAGAACCTAGATATAAATGTACCGTCCCCCATCCTTGGACAGTACAAGTGGTCGGGCAACGTCACACCGTATAGCCACCAGAAAGCTACGTCGTCCTTTCTTACGTTGCACCAGAAGGCGTTCTGCTTTAACGAGCAGGGCACCGGGAAAACAGCCAGTGCAATATGGGCCGCAGACTACCTGCTTAATAAGGGTGTTATTAGCCGAGTGCTGGTGGTGTGCCCACTGTCGATTATGGACAGTGCGTGGCGGTCTGACTTGTTCACCTTCGCTATGCACCGCACGGTGGACGTAGCACACGGGTCACGCAATAAGCGTAAAGAAATCATAGCGCAAGGCTCTGAGTTCGTAATCATTAACTATGATGGCGTAGAGACGGTGCTGGATGACCTTATAGCAGGTGGATTCGATTTGGTGATTGTGGACGAAGCTACCCACTATAAAAACGCACAGACCAAACGCTGGAAGACCCTTAACAAGCTCGTCGGCCCAGACGTATGGGTGTGGATGATGACGGGTACGCCTGCGGCTCAGTCCCCCCTCGATGCATATGGGCTCGCCAAGATGGTGAACCCAAAGGGTGTCCCTAGATTTTTCGGGTCATTCCGCGATCAGGTGATGGTGAAAGTTACGCAGTTCAAATGGATACCGAAAGATACCGCGACAGAGACAGTTTTCGATGCCTTGCAGCCAGCGATACGGTTCACGAAAGAAGAGTGCCTTGACCTGCCTGATATGGTGTACGTGAACCGGAAGGTCGAACTAACGCGGCAGCAGTCTACGTATTACAAACAACTGAAAGATAAATTTATATTACAGGCAGCAGGAGAGGACGTTACAGCCGCCAACGCTGCCGTGAATATGAATAAGCTCCTTCAGATAAGCGCCGGGGCTATCTACACCGACACCGGAGAGGTACTGGAGTTCGACATCAAGCATCGCTACAAGGTGCTGATGGAAGTGATCGAAGAGAGCAGTAAAAAAGTACTCGTATTTATCCCGTTCAGGCATGCAATATCTTTGCTGCATGAGAAGCTGACTGCGGATGGTGTACCTGCAGAGGTAATCAATGGGGCCGTTAACGCTCGGAAGAGAACCGATATATTTAACAGGTTCCAGACTAGTGAAGACCCTCGCGTCTTACTGATACAACCACAAGCTGCAGCGCACGGTGTTACCCTGACAGCAGCGAACACGATTGTGTGGTGGGGTCCGACCGCGTCCCTTGAGACATATGCCCAAGCTAATGCCCGTGTGCATCGGGCGGGGCAGGATCACAAATGCACGGTAGTTAAACTACAGGGGTCCCCTGTAGAATCGCGTGTCTACGCACTACTTGATAATAGAATCGACGTACACTCAAAAATCATCGATCTATACAAGGATCTGCTTGACTAGCGTAGAGCACGCTAGTATAGTCTCTGCCCTACAACAAATTAGAACGGTTGGGCAGAATGTCAGACTGCGATGTCGATACACTAACGAGGGTGTTTATCCGTATACGGGATGAGCGTGAAAAACTCAAACGTGCGTTTACGGAGAAAGACGCAACGCTGATTGACCAGCAGGACAAAATTAAGGAAGCCCTGTTGGAACACTGTAATGTCAACAATGTAACTAGCGTTAAGACTGAGTCCGGCTCGTTCTACCGTACCACGAAGACTAAGTTCTGGACGAGTGATTGGGAGAAGTTCCATGAGTTCATTCTGGAACACGGGTGCCCTGAGTTATTGGAGAAGCGGGTACACCAAGGGAACATTAAGGAGTGGCTCACCGAAAACGAGGAGCTAGTCCCGCAAGGGCTGAACGCCAGCACAGAATACTCTGTCAGTGTACGTAGGAGATAAATATGACCTCTAGTAGATTTGCCCAGATCGATGCTGTGGCTGACCATTTCAACGTTAGTGTTTCGACTATCCGTACGTGGATACGCAATAAAAGTATCCCGAGGAGTACTTATCTGAAGGTGGGGAACACCTACAGATTCGACATATCGAAGATAGAAAAGACCTTGTTGGAAGACAACGAAGAATCTATCACTAGTGCCGTGCCTACTGATATTAATATAGACGACGACATCTAATGAAACGGTTGAGCCTACGGGACAATCAA